ACATAATTTCACAAAATACATATCCAGCTCTATTAGTGCCTTGTGTATCATATGCCATACCTATAGCTGACACAGCGTACTCTAAAATACTTTTAGTTTCACCTTTACCATACGCATATTTATTAGTAAGTGCGTGTATTGGTCGAAAAGGCAAAACTGGGGAAGTTATATTATATCTAATCATTTCTCCAGGAGTAAATACATTAGATGCATTAACAAAATAGCGCTTAAGGAATACTATACCTGGTCGCACTAACACACCTCCAGTATAGTGAACCTCTGATATAAATTTAGCTGTATGAATATTCCTTATTTCCATTCCCCAATAATACTTAACAAAATTAGCAAATCCCTTCTCATTTATGATATCATGAATTGATTTATGGGTAAATAAAACATGATCATCCCCATAGACTATTATTCCTACCAACCTTTTACGAAATAATTCTAATATTTGATTTTTACGATGAGGGTTATTCTCAATAACCCATTCCACATACATAAAATATAAGAATGTTACTATCCAAGAATCGCCATGAGAGGTTTCATATGCCCCTGAAGGCATACCTCCATAGACGACTCTCCATATAGTGGAAAAAATATGAGTTACTTTAATTGACAATCTTTCTGCTACAATTCTAAAGAATGCTTCAAACAATGTTAATGTCTCATGACTCATTGAAGCCACATCATAATATACTCTAGCTGCATTAACATAAAATATTAATAAAATCAAATGAATAGTGGTATCAAGAGCACGAAAATCACCATCCTCAAATATAATATCTGGATCATTATAACACATTTGCATTGCCAAATTCATAGCACCACCCCACCAAAAGTTCATTCCTATTTTAATAACATGTCCTCTTTCAATGATTTGTCGAAATCCCATAATCATTGCAGCCATAATATACTGAAATACACATGGTATAAAATATGCACGAACCTTTGAGTCTTCATCTTTTGCGTCCTCAGCATTCATTCCTGCTTTGGACTTCATTTCATCTTTTGGAACTATAACACATCCAACATCCTGCGGAACATATTGAGAATCCTTCAATATTTCTTGTTTAGTAATGTCAATCTGACGACGAACATACTCAATTTGTTCCAATTTTTTCCCAGATGT